CACTTCTTCATCACTATAGATCTTATCAACACAAGAAGCAATCAGTTCAAAGGACTGATCAATACCAACATTACCAGACATATCAAAGTTGTTCTTGATGAACTGATCAAGTGATGGATACTTCATCTCCATCATCAAGTTATCATCGAGTTTAATCTTGTTAGTGTGAGCTTCAGATTTATTAACTTGGATCTCATCAATATTAATCGTCACAGGAACTGATGTTTCTCCATCATCAGGTGCAATTAAATTCACTTGGATTTCTTCACCAACCGACTTACCACGAATATTCAGAAACAAATACTCAATATCAAAAGTAGGAAGTGTTTCTACTTTAACACCTCTAGTTTGAATGCAGTTCTTTAACACTGCTTTGATTGCATTTGATATTTCTTTCGTATCTTCTGTCTCAAGTGCAAGAACAAGAAGTTTTTCTTCTTTAACTAAAAATGGTCGGTATTTAATTGTTTTTCCAGTAGATGGCAATTCAAGTTCATAAGTTGGAGTTGCAATTGTTGGTAAAGGCATAATGACCTATAGAAGTTTCAGTGTGATTATTTAGAAAAGATTTACAAACCCAATCTCCTATTCCTTATTTGTTGTTGAGAAAGTGTTTCTGTAGGAGAGTTACTCCTTATAAATTGATCAATATCACCACCACCAATAATATTATTAGGAATAAGTTCTGCTTCTCGTTCTTGTTGAAGTTTTGCTAACTCAGAAATTCCTGGAGCATTTGGATTTTTAATAACAGGAGCAACAGAAGAACCACTTCTTTTCATCACATAACGAATAAAAGAGAATGAAATATTACATTTCAATATTTGACTTTGTTCATAAGAGACAGGCATCGATTGAATACTAATCGGAAATCCGTGAACAAAAGTATAGTCAAGAGTTCTTGTTGACCCATTATAATGATGGTCTCTTTCAAATTTTGACAGATAAAAGTTTACCTTATAATCATTTGCATATGCAACTCGGTGATGTACATAAGGACTTTCAAACTGATTTCTAGAAAATACATCACCAACACCAGTAATATAATCTATCCAACTCTCAAAGAATTCTACTACTTTATATTCTCGGTCAACATAGAATGTCATATCAGCAGTTTCATCATACATTCTTCGATATACCATCTTCTCACTTACACCATGATAGTCATTAGTTACATCATGAGTTGCTAAATAAGATCCTGGTAAATTTGCATCAGAGCATAATAATGAAATATTATCTACATCCAAAGAAGTAACTCCTCTCTGTGAAGCAAAAGAAGATACTTCAGAAGGAACAGGAATAGTTAAACGATATAAAGATGTCTGGGAAACATTTAGTAACCTCGATTTGATATCACTTGTCCTTAGATTTTCTGGGCGGATACCTGCCATCTATAAATACTTCTACCGATATATTATGTATAATGGCAAAAAGAAGTTACAGATTTAACACTAAAAGTTTATGTGATTTGTTCAAAATTGATGGTGCAACTATTTTGGAAGAAACATATGAATGTGATCCATCATCATACTCTGGTAATGGCAATCCATTTTATGGTTTAAATCATACGGAAGAAACTAAAAAAATAATAAGTGATAAAATTAAGAAAAAACTTGAGGATGAAGAATTTAAAAGAAGTAGAATTAATTATGGTGAAAAAAATGGAATGTATGGAAGTGAAAGATATGGTGAGTTAAATCCAATGTGGAAGAAAAAACACTCTAAAGAGAGTATTGAAAAAATGAAAGGTCCTCGTGGATATTATGAGAAGTCATCCAAGAGTGGTAAATTAGTAAGTCCTGATGGAATAATATATGAATTTAAAGGGATTTCCAAATTTTGCAGAGAGCATAACTTAAATCAAAGTAAAATTTCAGATGTTTTAAATGGTAAGGCAAATCATCATAAAGGTTGGAAAAATGCCTCGTGATGGAAAATATAATCAAGGTTATTTTAGACCACAAAATCCACAAAAATATCTTGGTGATCCTAACAACATTGTTTATCGTAGTGGGTGGGAGCTTAAGTTTATGAGATGGTGTGATAGAACTGAAAATGTATTAGAGTATGGTTCTGAAGAATTCTTCATACCTTATTTTGATCCAGTTACAAACAGAGTTAGAAGATACTTCCCAGATTTTATTATCAAAGTCCGTGAACAATCTGGTGAAATTAAAAAATATGTAATTGAAGTCAAACCAAAGAGACAAACAATTCCTCCAGTTCAGACAAGTAAGAAGAAAACAAGAACTTATATTAATGAAGTAAAAACTTATGCTATGAATGAAGCTAAATGGAAAGCCGCTCAAGAGTGGTGTAAGGATAGAATGATTGAATTTAAGATCATCACAGAAAACGAACTTTATGGTCTTTCTAAATAATAACAGAGAATAAATATTTTAAACTGAAGCAATAACCATAACAGGACTTTCTAGATATTATATCCTCAAACAGGGCGGAAAATTTATCAGAGTGATCAAGTAATGGCAAAAGGTTTCGGTCAAGATATCCAAAAACAATCACCAAGAGTATCTCAACTGAAAAGAAAACTTGATGGTTCTGAAGATGCTGATATTATCATGATGAATATATTAGAAGTGTTTAGAGATATTGAATATGTGCCAGATCCAGGAAACTATTATACCTTTATCTACTACCCTAAAACAGAAGATATTAGATATGATGAACATCCATTAGTTGCAGTTACTGAAGTTGAAAGATGGGGATTTAGAGGTTTTAATTATCACTGGAATATGATGAGAAACTACACATGGAGAGAAGTAGTTGGGGCTTGTCATCTTGTGAGACCTAATGAGATTGATTATCTTCGTTCATTACCTTATGGAAAAATCAGGACTAAATAGATAAAAAAGTCCATAATGGCTGAATCTAAACCATATCTTTTACCAAAGACTGAAGGAAGATATGTTACTGTAACAGTTACCGAAACAAATGGAGAGGTCTATCGCATAAATGACGATGGAACCAGGACAATTTATGCTGATTATTTTGTAGAGAATGGAAATACAATTTTAGAAGCTTCTACATTTTCTTCAGAAGAATTTCAAAGAAATTTATCTCAAAGTTCTCAAGAATATAATAGAACAATTAGTAATTCTATTCTTGAGGCAAACGGACAAGTAAATTCTCAACCTGATCCGAATCAACCTGGAGTTCAAGGAAGTTCTGTTCCGACAAATACAGATAGCAATGGTTCTCCCACTGTACCTTCTGGAGGTGGATCAATATTAAGATATCCATTAAACAATACAGGTAGTTATGATTACTTGCAAATTACTACTTACAAAAGATCATCAAATATAACTTCATCAGAATTATTAAGTAATAGTGGTAGTGGATTTGATCTAAAAGATCCTGATGAATTAGCATCTCGAAAAACAGAAGATCCTGTAGTTATACTACCAATGCAACCTGGAATATCTGATAGTAATTCTGTTAGTTGGGGTAATGGTGATACATTGAGTCCGTTGCAACTTGTTGGTGCAAGAGGTGCAGGTGCAATTATGGAAAATGCATCATCTGGAAAATTTGGTAAAGCAGCTTCTGAATTTTTTAATGTTTTAAAATCTGCGGCGGGAGATGCATTAAATGATATCAATGCTGAAGATATTAAAGCGTACTTTGCAGGTAGAGCAGTTGGATCAAACATTTTTACTCGTGCTACTGGTAAAGTTATAAATCCAAATCTTGAGTTGTTATTCGAAGGACCACAACTCAGAATCTTTAGTTATAACTATAAGTTCACACCAAGAGATCCTGGTGAAGCAAGAGTTGTCAGATCAATTATAAGACATTTCAAAAAAAATATGGCAGTGAGAAGAAGTAATAGCGGATTATTTCTAGAGACACCATATATCTTTGATTTAAAATACATATATGCTAGTGGAGGTCAACATCCATTCTTAAATAAAATTAAGAAATGTGCTCTTAAAAGTTTCAATGTTGGTTATACTCCAGATGGAAGTTATATGACATATAAAGATGGTTCTATGACTTCATATAGTGTCACTATGCAGTTTGAAGAACTCTCTCCAATTTATAGTAATGATTACAAAGACACCGACGACATGGGTTACTAAAAATGGCAAGACCTTACTTCAGACAAGTTCCTAACTTCGAATATGTCAGCAGAAATGCAGGAGAACAAAACATCTCCGATTATGTTGCTGTCAAGAATCTTTTCAAACGAGGTAAATTAAGAGAAGACATTTTTGGAAATCTTAATTTCTTTACCAAGTATAATATCATTGGTGATGAAAGACCTGATAATGTTGCATTCAAACTCTACGGTGATTCGACACTTGATTGGGTAGTTCTTTTATCAAATAACATCATCAACATTCAAGATGAATGGCCTATGACACAATCAACATTTGATGAGGTCATGTTAGAGAAGTATGGTTCTTATGATAATCTTTACAGGGAAATACATCATCACGAAACCGAAGAAGTTCGTGACTCAAAAGGAAGAATTGTTATTCGTAGTGGACTAAGAATCTCACCAACTTGGAAAACAAATGGAAATTTTGTGGAAATTTTCAACTCACAAATCGCTGTTATTTCATCAGGTGATTCTG